AGAATATGCAGAAGATGTATTTCCATACGGTGGATTTTGGATTCTCCCAATTATACAACCAACTCAACCAACTTGGAAAAACCCAAACAGAAAAAAACAGAACCAAGGAAAACAGCCATGAGTGACTACGACATCCCAAGACTCAAATGGTCTGCTGGCGGTATACTGTTTGACCGAACATGTAGGTCATATGACCGATAATTGCAGCCAATGCCACTATGTCGGATAAATGAGACAAAAACAGACCAATGAAAATCAAACTACACGAACTGCCGCAGAAGTGGCGGGAGGAAGCTAACTCGCTTGATGATTTAAGCGACTACGCACAAGACAATTATGCAATAAGGTCAAGGCAATGGGCCAAAGCAGCCGCCGAGCTAGAGGCCGCGCTTGCGGATCAGTGGCAGCCGATTGAAACATACCCCAAAAACGGGAAAGAGTTCATGTGTATCGACACGGATGGCAATATCGACATACAGGCGCACCCAATGGTTCCAGCACCAGAAGAATACACCCACTGGATGCCACTACCCGCACCGCCAATGTCGGATAAATGAGACAATAACCGCTACTTTGTATCACAAATGATACATTCCAATACCATGACACTAGCACAAGCATACAAGAAACAATTCGGGCAGGTATCGTATCCTTTTGAGGTATTTGATTCCAACGGCAACCAGACATACCACGAAACCAGCTATGGCTATTGGTCGAAGCGTGAATACGATGTCAACGGCAATGAGACATACTTTGAGAATAACGATGGCTATTGGTCGAAGATTGAATACGATGTCAACGGCAATGAGACATACTATGAGACCAGCAATGGCTATTGGTGCAAGCGTAAATACGATGCCAATGGCAATCGGGTATATTACGAGGAAAGTAATGGTTATTGGGCGAGGCGTGAATATGATTCCAAGGGTAATGAGACGTTTAATGAGGATAGCAATGGTCTTTGGGCAAGGCGCGAATACGATGCCAAAGGCAATCAGACATACTATGAGAATAGCAATGGCCTCATTAAAGGCCAAAAGCGAGACAAATGAGACATCCGTTCTGGATGTTTGAACAATCGTTCACAAATGAAACGCCCAGCCAGAAACGCAGACGAGCAAGACTGCTTTTATTCGCGCAAGCTGCACAAATATCTCGACAAACCGGGCAGGGCGGCCAATATCAAGCGCAGAGCTAGGCGCAGGGAGCGGAGAGAAATCAAGGAACAAGATGCAGATCGAGGAATTACAGGATAGAATTGGTGGTATTACCGGTATTCCGTGGAGCGTAATATGCGGTGGCAGGAGGACTCCCAGCGTGGTCAGAGCAAGGTGGGTCATGCTTTACTGTCTGAACGAACTGTATCCTTGGTTGAGCTTGCAGGAGAAGTCTCGCATCATCGGGCGCGATTGCCACGGCACAGCCATACACGGATGGAAGAAAGCTGATGAGCTATACGAGAGTGACGAATTGTTTCGCGCTATGGTTGACCACGTTCTTGATTCCAATTAAAAATAGGTATGCAAATGCCGTCCAGTGGAGGACACAAGGTAAAGTGTGATTGTTGCCATAAGACAATCAAACTACGGCAGGCACTATATGACACCGAGCTAAATGACTTTGTTTGTGGTAATTGCGCGATTGACCTAAACGCAGCTACGTGGGCGTTGATTGATAGCGGTTACACGGACTGCACTTGGAAGCAGATCCAGGATATGCCTACACGACCGGGTTACGAGGGGTTTAACATATGATTGATCGCTTTATTTCTTGTTTATTTTGCTTTGCTGGTGGGGTCATGGCTGGGTGGTGTTTCTTGGCCTGGGTCGGTTTGTGTCCAGCGTGGCCAATTTTTCTGGCGATTTCTCTTGCCTTTGTGGCGGCAGGGTTCATCTTCGGTCGTAGATGAAAACAGCAGGATCAAGAGAAAGCCTATACGGATGGATGTGTGACGTGCATGATGCCAGTCAAGCAGAGCAGGTGCGCTTGAAGCAGGAACGCTCCAAGAGCGTGTTGCCTACGGAGGCAGCAGAGCGCAAGAAATACCCTATTGGCACGATTGTTCGTGAATACTTCCCGGATGCCTTGGCCTTGGTGGCTAGGTTGTCGTGGGAGGGCAACCAGCAGCACCATCCTGATAAGCCAATCCACTGGGATAAGAGCAAGTCTAGTGACGAGATTGACGCATTAGTGCGTCATATGATTGAGGGCGAGTGGGAGGCTGTGGCGTGGCGAGCTTTGGCTATGTGCCAGCGTGAATGCGACAAGGGTTACAATCCCTACAAGAACACCGTGGACAGCAACCCGTAGGGCTGGCTAATACGTCCTGTTCTAATCCTTAGCGCAGAGGTTGACATTAGGGTTGCAATCGTGTTAAGTCTCCTTCATGCCTAGAGGAGACAGTTACCAGCTACAAGGCCAAGCGGGTGGAGACGCACTTACTTCAAGTGAAGGTTCCACCACTGGCACTTGGAGAGTTATTCAGATCGTTAATGATGCTGTGTTTACCGACCTGCAAACAGCCAACGGCCACGGAGCCATCAGCACCATTGCCAATCTTGAGGGTATTACCCACTTGGCAGGAACCACGCTGTTTGGTCAGTTCACCACCATCCATGTGGCGAGTGGCGTTGTTATCGCCTACAAGTAAGCATAATGCCCAAATACCGTTCATACGGTAGTCTTGATGATTCACCCCTAGTCGATGGCGACACCGGCTTCATCGGGATTAACCAGCGTGAGCAACCAAACCAGCTCCAACCTGGCGAGGTTGTTCTAAGCAAGAACGGACGCATTGATGGCTACTGGCAACCACGTAAAGGGATTACCCTTAAGAGCGGTGCGTTAAGCAACAACGAAAACCCGCTCAAAATCAACTTCGGGTTGATTGATACGCCCATTGCGATTAGCACGGCGAGCCGAGCCAGCAATGTCGTTACCATCAACCTTGCGGCTGGTCATAACCTGACTGCTGGATTTGTAGGTCATATCACGATTGGCGACCCCGACAATGCCACCGCCCCCCTGACAGGCACAGACAACGTAGCCGCAGGATCGTATGAGATGACCTATGTGGATGCCGACACCCTGACCTTTGCCAATACTGGAGCCGATGAGAGCTTGTCGGTGGACGCGACTTACGGGATTATTGCTACCACGCTAGACGATGATGCTATTGGGCAGATTAACGGGAGCTGTGTCTTTAGCGACCCCGCCAATAACTTGGAAGAAAGCGTATTTCTTGCCACCAATGGTGACTGCAAGAAGATTGCTTTGTCTGACTACACAATCATCAGCATTGCCTACCCGTTTGGAGGTTCGCTGAGTGGACGAGTAGAAATGATTCAAGCGTTTGACCGCATTTACCTGTTTAGGGAGGGTAGCCGCGCATGGGAGTTTATTCCCGGTGGCAGGAATATCCAAGCGGCCACCTACACAAGTGCCAGTGGGATTGTGCAGGTGACACTGAGGGATCACGGATTTACTGCGGGTGACACAGTGACAACGGCTGATATTGGGTTTGCTACCACTGACCCAAATGGGACGCACACCATCACCACGATTGTTGATGAGAACCAATTTCAGTATGTAATTGCCACTGGTGGAGGTGATGAAACCTACACAGCCTACACGGGCAAGGCGACATCGGCTGGCTTTTCGTTGGTTCCTGCTGGCGCATACACTCAACCACAGGCGTTTCGCCTTACCGGGGCGCACTACGGGGTCAACGAAAACTTGGTTCGCTTTAACATAGCTGGCAACACCACCATTAGAGAGGGCAGCTATATTACGATTGATTACACCAACGTCACTGAATTACAGCCCCTTGTTGGTGGCAGATACTCGGTGGTTACAGCGACTAGCACCGATATTTATTTCTACGCTCCTGTTGCGAATATCAGTTACGGAACTGGCTCGGCAAGCGAGGACATCGAATTTAGCGGAAACGTGAGCGTGAATGGTGGATTCATTCATATGCCAGCCCCACCTTGGGGTGTTTACTTCCAACGTAGATTGTGGTGTCCATATTACTACACGCCGGGCGGCACAGGAACCAGCCCGACCTACACCGACAAAAACATCCGTGATGAAATTTGCGCCAGCGACATTCTTGATAGCAGCACGTTTGATTCCATCTCAGCGCAGTTTCGTATTACTCCGGGTGTGGCTGACTACCTTGTTGGTATGCACCCGTTCTACAACGACAGCATGGTGGTTTTTAATCGCAACAGTATTCACCTGATTAACGGAACACAAGGCTCGTTGAATGATACGATTGTTCGTGAGTTGACCCGTGAGGTTGGCTGTTTGGCTCGCAAGAGCGTGGTTTCACAGGGCAACAACGTGTTTTTCTTGTCGGACAATGGCGTGTATGGCCTGAGCTTCATTGACGAATACAACCTGCGCGGTGTGGATCAACCACTAAGCGCAAAGATTCAGCCTTATATCGACCGGATCAACAAAGCGTTGGCCGCAAGTTCGGTGGGCATATACTACAACAACCGCTATTACTTGGCTGTGCCGCTAGATTCCGAGGTTGGTGCTAACGATGCGCGTGGCAATAACACCGTAATCATTTACAATATGCTCAACAAAGGATGGGAGAGCATCGACACCTACGGCTCTGGTGACTTCTTTGTGGATAACTTTGTGATTGGCCAGGATAACGAGCGCAACAATCTCTACATCATCAACGACCAAGGTGGACTGCACCTTTGCGATGACACCGATGAAGCGCGAGACATCTACTCGTTGAGTGTGACAGGAACATCCTCACAAGCAGGCATTGACTACACCCTGACTACGCGAGGATATGGCTTTAACAATCTGGATCGCAAGAAGTTCAAATCAGCTCAAGTGCAGATGCGCTCGTCTATTGATAACGCCACCAACGTAGACTTCCGCTTTGCCTCAGAAGATCCAGACACCACGGACTACAAGGTGACTGACGTGGAAACTCTACTGGATACAAGCCTTGGCTTACCGGGTCAGTTGGACGCAGACGAGACTGGCAACTTTAGGTTCCGTCTTGGAAACCCGCGAGGTATCTACGGCACGTTGACAATTAAAAGTAAAGAAGTAGGATTGGCCTCGGTTGGAAGGCCGAAGGTTACTTCTGTTAAAATGGATGCTGATGTAACCAACAGGCAAACGCTAACCCAATACTAAAATGGCAATTCTCTCTAAAGGTCACACCTTCGCTGATGGCGATGACGTAACATCCACCAAGGCCAACAACCTAGTGGATCAAGCTACGTTTGTTTCTGGTGCATCTGGCACAACCGATGACAGCACCCTTGAGGTAAACGGCAGCGGTCGCTTGCAGGTCAAGGACAGCGGTATCACCACTGGCAAGATTGGCGCGAGCGCGGTAACGACTACAAAGCTGGCCAACTCCACGACCACCACGGACGGCGTAACTTTCTCTAAGATTCGTTACATCGACAATCTGAAGGTGATTGGCAACGTCAGCGGTGGTGCAACCACTCCATCCGAGGTTTCCATTCTCGATGAGGATGACATGGCGAGTGATAGCGCGACAAGCCTTGCCACCCAGCAGTCGATCAAAGCGTATGTGGATAATCTTGGAGTCCACAGCCCCACGTCCTACACTGGAGGAGAAACAACCACCCTGCCAAATGGTATGATCTTCAAGGCTGGGCAGGTTTCGGTTGCCGGCGATACTGCCGAGACTATTACCTTTGGCGCGGCATTCCCTAATGGCATTGTATCAGTGGTCACTACGCTGGTTGAGGATAACAACAATGACCGCAGCATCTTCAAAATTGGGACACAAAGCGCATCCTCTTTTACCCTCCGCAACACCGGAGGTCTTACGCAAGACTTTAATTGGATTGCTATTGGTTACTAATGCAAAACCTACCATACGCAGAAGCCAAACGGCTTTACACAGAACTGCATCAAGAAAAACAACACGGAGAAAACTTTCACTCAGCAATCGAATGGATGCTCGAAAACGGAGCAGTCATCTCACTACCAAATACATTCTTAATGGGCTACTTTAGCAAAGCAGAAGAACCAACCGTGCCGGTGGCATACGAAGATGCAGACTGCATCTTTGTGGTTCTTTGCGTGGGCGACCCGGTTGCCGCGCTTGAGCAGCTTGTTGAGATTGTTGAACACACCGCCTATGCCCGTGAGTTTCGTGGGGATGAGCGGGTTCGCGTTATCCCTACTGAAAAACTATACTATCAACTGTAATGGGCGGCTTA